CAGAGCGATGAACAGAACGTTTAACAGCGCTTCGGCTGGATAGTCTTTGATGTACTGGATGGTGCGCTTGAAGAGCGACGGTTCGTGGTCAATGATCATTGGTTGCTTCCTCTCTGGTTACTGAGCCTCATTGCTCACAAACGACCCCGACCGCGACGCCAGAATGGCGGCGCGGCGTTCGAAGTACTGACTCTCATCTTGCGAGATATCGCGAATCGCAGCTAGGTGGTAACGGAGCTGGCTCAGCTCGTAATCGTCAAGCGCTTCGATGGCGTTGCACACGCTCCGATAGATGAGATCGAAGGATTGATGGGCAATCATTGATAGCTGCTGGGGATCGTGGGTCATTTGGTCACCAATAGGTAGATGTTGGACAGGGTTAGGGCAAGCAAGATCAAGGTAAGGTGCCTTTCACAGAAGCTGCTGACTTTTACACGAGTGCGCATGGAGGCTACTCGCACAGCGTGACGAGCTCTGTCTCTAGCAGTCTCAAAAGGCAGGCCAATTCTGGTTCGTGCAGCCCATTTGATGGTCAGAAGCAGACGGCGGATGGTTAGGTGGGTCATGGTTCGTTCTCCGTGGTTCATGGTCAAGTTAGCTGGTCAAGTTAAAGTAGATTCGAGATTGTGTGTCCGAAACAGGGGGTGTGTGTCCTGATGTGTGTCCTCATGTGTGTCCACTTAAGTTATTGATTTTCCTCATGTGTGTCTTGTGTGTCCCCTTTTTTAGCAAGGTTCAAATTTTGAAACGTATTTTTAAAAAAGCGTGTATCTGTTTTTAGAAGGCGTAAAAACCGGACACACAGGACACACAAGACACACATTTGATGTTTCCTAAAGGAAATCAAAGACTTAAGTGTGTGTCTAAAACGGGCTCGTTTCGGACACACATTTTTGAAGTGGACACACACCCCACGGGCGGCGGACGCTGTCAATCTCTGGGGAGACGACGAGCCATGGGCCGTAGACCGTTGTCCTTGATTCGTGAACGACGGTCCAAGGTGTAAGAAACAACTGACAGTAGTGCGAGGCCAGTGAATAGGAGGGTGAACACCTGCATTGCGAAGCTGTGCCATTCAAGAATGTTCATTGTGAGAGGTCCTCGTATGCAGTGTGGATGGCCAAGGCTAGGGTGGCGACGCATAACGCGCCAAAGAGCGAGAAGGTGATGATCATCGATCGTGCTCCTTTGTTAGTGTTCACTAACCTACCCGACCCCCGTGCGAAGCAAAGGGGTTACTGAGCGACAAGGTTCCAACAAGGGATAGGGATACAAGGTTCCAATGCAACGATTCCGGGTTTGGGGTGGGCTCTACCCGAGAAGGGGAGATAGTGCGTGAGCAATCCAGAAAGCTAATTTGAAAAAAATTTTCTGAAAAATTTTTCTGTGGCTTTCTTGTGTATACTCGGCTTCGAGGGCGTTTCGAGGTGGGGAAGTGGAAGCCGAAGAGCACACTTGTACAGTGTGCGGTCAGGTCCTTCCGATAGGAGATTTCGAGCGGCTCAAGGACGGCTGGCTCAGAAGCACTTGCCGCAAATGCGTAATGGTCCAGCGAAACAACGCTGTTTCCGGATCATATGAGCTTTTTTTACGCCGTCTTTTGACCAAATCTAAGTCCGCCCGCAAATCCACTCACGAGTTCAAGCTCACCATCGAAGACCTAATGGACCTCTGGCGCGAGCAAGAGGGGAAGTGCGCTGTGTCCGGTGTCTTCATGACCCATCATGCCGATGGCCTAGGTAAGAAAGAGTTCAACGCGTCCATCGACCGTATAGACGGGAATAAAGATTACGTACGCGGAAATGTACAACTTGTTGCCTATCGCATTAATATCTTAAAACACACCCTAAGTACGGATATGCTCTACTGGTGGGTCAAGACTATTTACCACCACTCTTGTGATTAACTTATTCTCGGACTACTATCGCGCCTAATGGACCACGTAGAGATGATAGCGTTAGACGGATTAGACGCCGCTGTACTCGGTACAGGGGTAAAAGACGGCACTGAAGTGTTGGTCTACGACGCGTATATGGTCCTAGAAATGCTTTATGAAGCCGGGCACGTAGATATGTCCATCGAGGACTACCTAGAACAAGCGGGCGTTAACCAGCAGGGTATCGTTGCCCCCTTATTCGTATTCTTGGATGACAATGTCAGAGCAGAGCTTATCGAAGCTAGAACACGAGGCCCCGTTAGCGTCCACTGATGCTGACATCGAACGCCTGGAGTTTGAGTCCCAGTTACCATACATGGGGCTCCAGTTAGGCGACCTTACGGTACAGCAAGAGCGTCTCGTTTTAGGGATCGTAAGCGGCATGTCCGTTGCCGCCGCAGGCCGGGCCGCGGGCTACTCTCATGCCCCAGCAGCCCTTGAGGCGTCTAAGCGCCCAAAAGTGCGCCAAGCCATCGAATATTACCGCGAACAAATGCGGGAAGAGGTCAACTTCACCCGCAACAACGCGCACATGATGTACATGGAGGCCTATTCAGCGGCCGCCAACGCCACCGAAATGAAGAACACCGTTGATTCTCTGGTCAAGCTGCATGGTTTAGGCATGCCTGACCAAGCCACCCAGATTAATATCAACGTGAACACCAGCGCCAAGCAGCTTGAGCGTATGTCAGATGAAGAGTTGTTGCAGATTGCGGGTAAGGGCAACGACTACCTAGAGCCGGATAAAAGTTGAATATCGAAGTCCCCAAGCGTAAGTGTAAGCGGTGCAAGAACCTGCATCCCGAAACGCTCTTCAGTGAGGGGGTAGAGGGACTCTGCTGTTACTGCAAAGCGGATGATGTGGAGGCGCTCCCAGCACCAGCTCCGGTGGAGGGGGACACGGGCGAAGAGGAGCTGTCCGTTGAAGATAAGGCACGAAAAGAACTCGCACTACGAATCCTTACGCGCAAGCGACTACTTCCCTTCGTCGAGCGGTTCAATCCTGACTACTCTGCTGGTTGGGTGCATAAGGATATCTGCCGCCGCCTTGAGAAATTCTCTCAGGATGTTGTGGAGAAAAAGTCGCCAAGGCTTATGCTCTTTATGCCTCCCCGTCACGGAAAGTCCACGCTTGCATCGATTGCGTTCCCGGCTTGGCATTTGGGTAGAAATCCAGATCATGAATTTATCTCCTGTTCTTACTCCGGTTCGCTCGCTATGGGCTTCAGTCGTAAGGTTCGTCAGCTCCTTCGTGAGCCGACATATAAAACCGCGTTTAAGACCCGTCTGGACCCCGATAGCCAATCTGCTGAAGCATGGCTTACCACCTCTGGCGGTGGATTTGTTGCTGCTGGTGTTGGGGGCGGTATTACTGGTAAAGGTGCTCACATCCTTGTTATCGATGACCCTGTAAAAAACCGTGAAGATGCTGAGAGCCAAAACAACCGAGACGCCAACTGGGACTGGTACACGTCGACTGCATATACGCGACTTGCTCCCGGCGGCGGTGTTCTTGTCATTCTTACTAGGTGGCATGATGATGATTTGGCTGGCCGATTGCTCAAAGCGACTGCGGAAGGTGGCGACGATTGGGAAGTGGTCCGTTATCCGGCCATTGCGGAGGAAGATGAAGAGTTTCGCGAAGCAGGCGAGCCGCTTCATCCAGAGCGTTACGACTTCGAAGCACTCACCCGAATCCAAAAAGCCGTCGGCCCCCGAGACTGGTCAGCGCTCTATCAGCAGAACCCCGTAGCGGACGATGGGGACTATTTCACCAGGGGCATGATCCAGTATTATGATCCTGAAGATATTGACTATAACCAGATGCGTTTTTATGCCGCTTGGGACTTAGCCATCGGCAAGAAGGACAGGAACGATTACTCCGTGGGCATGGTCATCGGAGTAAACGAACACGACGAGCTGTTCGTCATGGACGTAGTCCGTGGACGTTTCGACGGTTTTGAACTGGTCGAGCGTATTTTAGATTTGTATGAACAGTGGAAACCGTCGATCATTGGCATTGAAAAAGGGCACATTGAGATGGCCCTTGGACCATTTTTGGAGAAACGCGTTCGTGAGCGAGGGCTCTACGAAGCGTACTTCAAGGATCTTAA